AGGAATATATGGATTTTTTCCATAATTGGTAATGGCACAACTGGCATCTTTTCCATGAGGAGTAATTTTTTTACACATATGACAAAATTTTTTTGATTTGTAATTGACTTCTTTTGATTTCATTTACAATTTGGCTTCTTTGATTATTTCCTTAATTAACTCTATGTCTGCTGGATGTCTTTTAAATTTTAATGACCAATGTTCTGGATTTAACACATGATAAAGTATGCTCAATTGTTCATTGTTAAGTTTGCTCATCATGTCTTTGCCTGTGCTGCTGTTTAATATTAACCAAGGAGAAATTTTGCCATCTTTGATGTCATACACTGCTCTAGGCAAGCTCACATATCTAAAATAATCTTTCCAATCAGCACTGTGATTGTCGGCCCAATCCATCATGTTCTTAATAGATCTTTCCACAGCAGGTTCCATGGATTCTTTCAGTATTAACTCCAACACATATTTTTCATACAGTTCTTCTCTGCACCAATGATCTAATTTAACTCCACTTTTGATCACATAGTCGATATAATTTTCTGGATACATGGGTTTGACATTGGACACAAATGATCCAAATTTAACAAAAGCATTATAATAGGGTGACTTGCAAAATTCTTCATAGGTTTTAGTGCCATCCAGTTTTTGTGATATTTGATAGAATCTTACAAAAGTCATGTAACCCAACTGCACTCTGCGTTCATCTTTTTGTAAATGTCTACGTTTTTGTTCACACAGATGCACTGCCAGTGTTTTTTCTTTGGTATAACTGGTTTGACAGTATTGACAAGTGTATGGTCTATCAATCATAGCGTTTTCTTAATTTCTGTTTTGTCCATGCCATGTGCTTCAGCCAACTCTTTTAATTCTTCTTTGCTGTTGATTTTGGCCAACAACTCAATTTCATCTTCCTTCATGTTGGGATATAGTTCTTTCAAAAACTTGATGGCTTTGTTTTGTGATCCAGCATCTTTCAATTTGTAACCTATCCATTCATGATATCTGATATCTTTCTTTTCATTGGCAGTCATGCACAACAAATACCATAACAATTTTTTATGTTTCTGTATAGTAAAGAAATTTTTGTTGTAGTATTCGTTGGTTTTGAATATGGCCAATTCTTTCTGTGTGTTGTTGCCTTTCACAGCACTGGCATATCTGTTTAGCAAAAAGAAACTTACCTGTTTTTGTTCCTCATCAGACAGCTCATCCCAAACATTTTTAGCGTTCATATCTATAGCTGCCAAGATATCTTTTAATGGTAATTTACTCATCGTTGAAGCCTGATAGTTTTAACAATACTATATACTTTTCCCATGCTTTCTGCAAGCCTTTATTTTGCATACAGAGTTTTATGGCATCCTCATTTACATACTGCGCTCGCATTTGACTTTCTTCTTCCAGCACTGTTTCCTCACTTCTATAAACCAAATGTCTTTGATTGGAGTCGACCTCTCGTGCATACACAGTTTGACCTCCATCAGGCGATTCATGTATATAAGTTTTGCCTTTTTTATATCTGTATGGTTTCTCTTGCATTAGCCTACCAAGCGTCTTTTTAATTTTTTTTGTAGGTACATCAATAACATTCCATAAGCAGGCAGGAATACTGCAAAGCCCACAATAATTTTTACCAATGTGTTATTGAACGCCACTGCATGCACCCAAGGTTGCGGATAAAATGCTGTGTAGAAAAATGTGTAAGTGTCAATCACGTTGGCAGCCACAGTGCTCATTGCTGGAGCCAACCACCAATTGTCTGACCATTTTTCTCTAATCCACTGCATCACATACACATCCAACATGGTTCCTATGGCATAGGCAGATCCTGAAGCAAGACCAACTCTAATAGCATGTGGATCTTTTAATATCAATAACACCAACACTGAAGCAAGTATGGCAGGAATCATAGACATAGCTACCACTGCTCTTGCAGTTTGTTTGCCCACCATTCTCACGGTGAGATCACTGGCCACCACCACCAATGGAAAAGTGAATGCGGCTGCTGCCAATGGAAAACTGGTTTCCCAACCTAGTATGTTGATTTTTTCCGAAAATAAATTAAATCTTATGGTCACAAGATAATTGCTCACAGCAATGATCAGTGTGTGGAATATGACTAGATTCCTAATCAATATTCTATTTGTGTTTTTGAACATGTCATTTATCAGTTTCATTTTTATTTCCTTTTTGGTTGTTTGTGTTAGCGGAAACCTTTACTCCGTCTATCATCCAAGACAGATCTCTTTCTTCCTCTTCTGTAGGAAACAGATCTATTATTGAATCTGGTTCTATTTTTTTCTTCTTCTTTTTTGTCATCAGTACAACAGTGAATGGTCAATGCTTTCACATTGCCGGCTCACATCTTTGATAAAAAACACACATTTGGATTTGGGCAAATCAGTCAAAGGAGTTGTGATCAATTGATTATTTTTGACCTTGGGAAAATACCATTTGACATCATTGTAAAAATTAATCACATTGATGTTTAAGAATTCAGGTCTGAATCCTGTCAAAGGATTAATCGAAAATGCTTCAAATCCTCTGTCGCTGAGACTGGTCAAAGGAATAATCTGCAGATCATAACCGCTTTCTGGATCTCCGACGGCCACACTCCAATCCAAAGGCATGCTGATCTCATGTCCGCCTATCTCCAACACTATGGCTGGGCTTGAAAAACTTTCTATAAAGATCAAAGGCATAAAAAAGAAATCAGGATCTTTGGGATTGCTGTTGTCCAGCACACTGAAACTGATGTCTTCAGTGATTTGATCAGGCATTTTGGACAGCAAGAAAGTATTGTTGTCCACTGTTAATATTCTCATAATTTTAATTCCACTCCATTTTTTCCATTGTGAAAGGATAGTTTGCTTCTTTGTAAAACTTTTTCCTTTGGGTTAAGTGCCTTTTGGCAAATTTACAGCTGGACGTTATGTCCCAAATCTGTACAAAGTCTTTGTCTTGTGCCTTACGGATGCCTCTGCCAATGCTCTGTATCACTCTCACAAAGCTCTTGCCAGGTTCAATTAAAACTAGATTAAAAATTCTGGGAATATTAATACCCACAGAAGCCACACCATAAGTGGCAATTAATACCTTATTGGTTGAATTGGATATTTGATCATATTCTTCTTTGCGCTCAGCTAGCTTCATTTCTCCCTGTATGAACACAGAATCTGGAATTAATTTTTGCAACAGTTCGCCTGCTGCTAATCTATCCACCAATATTAATGTGTTGCCTGAGTCTTTGATTCTCATCAGCATTTTAGATAAAAATTTCATGCGTGGTTCATGAGTCATTAGATATTTTAATTCTTCTTGATAATTTCTGTGCACCACTGTGTCCACCAATTGCACCACATTCACATGACACTGTGACAGCACTCCTTTGTCTTGTAGCTCTTTGGCAGATATTTGATTGATCACAGGACCAATGCTGGCCAGTATGGCTTGAAATTCAAACTGTTCTTTGGGAATGGTGCCTGTGAGTCCCCAACGTATGGCAGCATTTCTTAAATTGTGTGTGAGTAATTTTTTTAGAACTTCTGCTTTGGCTTGATGCACTTCATCAATTATGATAGTGTTCACTCCCTCTAAAAATTCAGCCAATGTGACCACAGCATCACCATCTTGGGTTTTCTTATCCAACACATTCAATGATTGCCAAGTGCAAATGGTATGTGTGTGATTCAGTTCTTTTCTATCACCGAAATACACTCCCACATCCAATCCACAATTGATATAATCTTCTTCTGTTTGTGTGACCAATCCTTTGTTGGGCACCACCACTATGGTTCGGCCAAATGGTTCACACAGCTTGGACAAACAAGCAGTGATAATGGTCTTGCCTGCTCCAGTGGCCACTTCTTGCAGCGATTGTGGATTTTCTAAAAAGTTATTCACAACCTCTACTTGATAATCTCTCAATTCAATTTTTTGTCCTTCCATGATGTGTCCTTTGGGCCAAGTTTTGTCTGCAAAGAAATCTTTGTTTATCTTGTTGAATTTCAAATCAACCTTGTGTCTGTTGTCCACAATTTCTTCAATCTCTATGCCATAGTCATTCAACAGTTGTATGATCACATCCAAATGGTTCACATAGCCATTGCCGCCCAATCCAAAGAATCCCACTTTGCCATCCCATCTGCCCAATTTATATTGTGGTAGATATCTTGCATATGGCACTGCCCATTTTAATTTGTTGGCAATCTTTCTTCTGATGTCCACATCCAGTCCATCAATTTTTACATTCACTTCGTCCTGGATTATAATTTTACATCTGCTCATGTTATATGATCTCCATTTCGTGATGCCACATGTTCCAAGGACTTTCTTCTCGGTCATACTGTATGATCAGATCATACGGTTCAAGAAAATGCTGCACTTGATTGTGTTCTCTTTCACTCCTCACACTGATAACAGCTCTGGCTTGCCAACCGGATTTGATCAGTGGTTTGGGCACACGTTTATGATTAATATAAACTATTTTTGTGTTTTCATCAATGGAATTATTGGTACGATCTTCAGTCACACGCTGATTAAACTCAATATTTTTTACACCTTGATTGGGCAATCTAAACATCACAGCATGTGCAGATGCAGGATACAACAATTTTAATTTGACAAATATTTCATGATAATCATCCAATGCATTTTTTTCGTTCAACACCACCAGTAGAGGAAATCTACGCAGTGTGTGCAAGGATCTTATGACCTGATCCAATGTCCATTTCTCTCTATTGATATTCACTATGAATGAGTTCCTAGATGCAATCTTTTGACTGAGGATGTCTATACTTTTCAGAGATTCCTGCACATCGATGGGATCTAGATGTTCCAACGCCAACGCCTTGCAACGATCTTTGTACAGATACAAATTTTCTTTGCTGGGCACACCAATGTCTTGATGTAAAAAGTTTACAAATTCTTTGGGCACATTACGTATCTCATAATCATAGATGCCAGGAATATATTGATCGGAATTTTCTTTGATTGCACAAATTTTTTCATACGCAGTGATGAGTTCAGGATCAATGTCTTTGATTTTGCTCTGAAAACTGTGCACCAAATGATACACATATTTTTCTTCATAAGGAAAAAGATAATGATTATCGTAGTTGAGATATCTGCTGTCATAGCTGAATTTTTTCTTTATATCGTTTACCAAACGTGCATAGGACATGTTGAAAGGAAAACGTAGAATGATCACTTTGTGCTCAATGCCAAAGTTACCGCGATTGATTACTTCGTTCAATTGAGGCACGTCGCTGACTTTTTTAATTTTTATAAAGGTAGATCGATCCAACTCACGCAAAGGACCTCTCAATTGTTCCAAAGATTTAAACAGATCAATGCCTCTGTCCGCAAATTGTAAAGCGTAATTGGATAAGAGTATTTTTTTTACCACAGCCAATTGTTTGTCGGTCAATCCCACACCTTTAAATGTTTTGGAAGCAATGCTTTGTAATATTTTTTTATCACGCTCCAACAACTCAAAAGTAGGAGATACCAAAATTTCACTGTAGGCTGTCATGATCTCTAAGCAGTCTTCCACTGTGTATATCATGGGTGATGTATTAGAAATTAGCATACGCTAATTATATGCGGCGGATATTAAAAAGTCAAGCGTTTAAAAGGAATACCAGATCTGATTTCATCCACAGTCCACTCAGTGTGAGCGTAATTCACCAACCAATTTTCACGATTGGGCATGTGCGGTGATTCTATGTTTGCCAAATCTAGATTGGCCACATCATAGGCCAAACTGTCAGGACCCACAAACACAGGCACGCCTGCAATCACTGCTTGTGGTCCGGGATTGCTGCTCCAACTGACCACTGCCCAACAGTTGTGGAAATCTAAATTAAAATCATCATAAGTGCCATCTATTTGCACAGGATTCTGGATGCTCACATCACCAAACATTTTAAAATTGTTTCCAACAGGACAACGCGGATGCGGTCTGATCACAATGGGTCTTTGGGAATGTTTACGGATTTCCATTATGGTGTTGTGCAACCAACGTTCCAATGTGGGCATATCTCGCCACTGTTCACTCTTGTTGTGTTGAGCACAAATCAAAATGTGTGTGCCATCAGTGCGCCAAGGTTTTAATTTTAATTTTAATTTGTTGGGTCTATCGGAATCCATCTCACCTGAACCAAAATCAGCAGCACGATTGATGCCATTCAGTGCCACTTTCCAAGTGACATTTCTTTGTATGCCGCCCACTTCCAATACCAGCACATTCTTACCACGACTCCTGAATGATTGATAGATGGCGTGATTGCCTTGCATTCTACCATGCCACAACAGTGACCATATCACAGGCACATCCACGTCTTCCACAGTGTCATATGTCACAGTGTGACCCAGCTGTTGCAAACCGTCTGCCACATAGTAGAAAATGTCAGCACTGTTGAGTGCTCCGTTCTTTTTGAATAGACCAAATTTCATATGGATAAATATGTGAGTATTTAATACCAAATCAACCAGAGTGAATGCATCATGATAGCAGGCAAGGTGTGGGGCAAGACAGAATTGCTGGAGGCCAACGGAGTGCTGGAATTCCATCGCATTGAGGCCAAAGCCGGAGGCACGTGTTCCAAACACACTCACAAATACAAGTGGAACGGATTCTTCGTTGAGTCTGGCAAGATGATTATCCGAGTGTGGAAGAACAATTATGATCTCATAGACGAAACAGTATTGACAGCGGGTCAGTATACCAAAGTTGCACCTGGAGAATATCATCAGTTCGAGGCAGTGGAGGACACAGTGGCCTTTGAATTGTATTGGGCTGAATTCAATCATGAAGACATTGAAAGAGAAACCGTTGGACATAAAAAATAAATCAAGTATATGATAAAAAAACATTTATAATGTTCTTTCAAAATGTTAATTTTTGTCAATATTCAAAATCAAAAGAAAAAGTAATCTTTGCATGCGATGAATTATATTTTAAAAATTACGGATTTTATAATTTATTATCATGTAATAACGTTGGACACGATGTTCATATACATTTAATTAATCCTTCTATAAAATTTTTAGATAAAATTAAAAAAATTAATTTGAATATTGATTTATCAATTACTACAGAAAATTTTTCAATTAACAATATAAATTATTATAAATTACAAAGTTACTATTTTTGTTCTAGATATTTTATTTCTAATTTTTTATTTTCAAAAAAACTTTTAGATAAAGCATATATAACAGATGCTGATTTAATATTTAATGAAAAAATTTTTTTTAATAATAAAATAAATTTAGGCGTTCTATATTTTCCAAATCATGACAATTATTGGAAACAATCTGGTGGTAATTTTTTATACGTATCTAAAAATCGATCTGATTTTTTAAAAAAAATTATTGAATTATATAATAAAAAACTTCAAGAAATTAATTTTGAAAAAATTCATCAAGGAATGGAAAAATATATGAGAGGAAATATGTACGGATTAGATCAAGTTTGTATATCCTTACAAATGCTTAATGAAAACACAAACAGTGAAAACTTTTTAAATCTAAGTCAAGTAGATAATTTTATAAGTAAAACTATGCAGACAAAGATATGGAGTTTTACTGGTCCTACGAAAAAAGATCCTCAATTACAAAATATTTTATTAAAAAAATTTAAAAAATCTTTTGATGAATAAATTGAGTATATAAATAAAATAAAATGATTGAATATTATAATATAAGCACTAACTACGTGCGGATTAAAAAATGAAATTAGTGAGAAATTGGTATGTTCCAGATTATGAGGACAATACAAAAACTTTGTCAGAAGTAAATTCAGAAAATTGGCGCTGCATTATTCCTTTAGAAAAATCTTTTAATTATATAAAAAATTTTAATTCAGCTATTGATGTAGGAACGTGGATAGGTGATAGCACGTCTATTTTATGTAAAAAATTTAATAATGTGATCGGGTTTGAAGCCAATCCTGACGTATTTGAATGTTGTAAAAAAAATTTAAGTCACTTCCAAAATTTAAAAATTTTTAATTTTGCATTGAGCAACTCAAATGATGTAAAAACATTATTTTTAGGTAAGTCAACATTTTCAGCATGGATAAACACGTTATCAAAAGACCAATTACCAAACACACATGTTTTAGAAAAACAAATTAATTCTAAAACTTTAGATTCATTTGATTTAAAAAACATTGATTTTATTAAGATAGATATTGATAGTCATGAAGGATATTTTTTACAAGGCAGTGAAAATTTTTTTAAAAATAATTCTCCTGTAATATTAATAGAATATAAACCCAAAGTGTTAACAAGACAAAATATTTTGATGCCGGATCCTATTAAATTTTTAAATAAGATTGGATATAAAATCGAAGAACAAGTTAGTAATATAGATTATGTCTTTACAAGGAATTAAAAGTTTATGAAATGGCCTTTAAAACCAACAGTATTTGATTCTAATCCTTTTGATTGGAATTGGTATGAAAAAGACTTTTTTCACAGTCCAGATGGTACAGAAGAGTTTCCCGATCATCATTGTAAACAAACTTGGATGGTAAGTTTACCATTTATTATGTCAAAAAAAAATGCCATTGACGTTGGGTGTAGAGACGGAGAATACGCTAGATATATTCACAAAGATTTTGAACATGTTTATTGTTTTGATTACAGACAAAGAAAACGCTTTCATATGAATGTTGATCTTAAAAAAATTACTCATTTTAAATGTGCTCTTGGTGACGAACACAAAATTATAAAAGTAAGTGGAGCAGGCAGTATTACAGCACAAAAAATTCCTTTAGATCGCTGGTACAATGAACAGTTGTACACAATAGATGAATTTAATTTTGAAAATATTGATTATATTAAAATTGATGTTGATGGATATGAACTACCTGTATTAAAAGGCGCAATAAAAACCATAGAAAAATATAAACCCGTCTTAGTTTTAGAACAAGAATTTGGTGAAACAGCAGCATTAAAGTTTTGTATTGAAAAGTTTCAATATAAAATAGGAGCGTGGGATCCTTTGCATCGTAATGTTGTGCTTGTGGCTCATTAAATAAATTAAAATATGGAAAATCTAATTTCAAAAGAATACGTTGAAAAACTAAAACAGCTACATCAATCCAATCCTAGTTTTGGTAGTAAAAATAATATACCTGCTCTTTTAAAAAAATGTTTAGAATCACACGAAACAAAAACGGTCTTAGATTATGGATGTGGTAAAGGAAACGTAATGAATGAAATTAAAAATATTTTTTCTAATTTACAGATTCAAGGATACGATCCAGCAGTAGATGAATACAATGTTCTACCAGATAAAACTTTTAATTTAGTGTTTAGCACAGACGTATTAGAACATGTAGAACCACAACAAATTGATTCTACTATATGCAGTCTTGCAAAACTCTCCGATAAAACTATGTATCATCTGATAGCATGCTATCCAGCAAAAAAGTTTTTACCAGATGGTAGAAACGCTCACTTGATTATAGAAAAACCTGAATATTGGCGCAACAAGTTTAAAACAATATTGGATTGGAAATTAGTGGATGAGAAAATAAATGATTACTCTTTTCAGAGCAAAAAAGGTCCTATCATAAACGTATTAACCTATGAAGTAATTTTACAAAAATAATTTTAAGACCAATATTTGGTATTTTTTCTTTTAACAATCAAATCTCTTTGTGAACTTTTGCCTACTGTTTTGCGATTGCCTTTAAGGTGATCCAAATATTCTCCCCATTCTGTATTGATTAATGGATGTCCTTCATCTTTAATAATACCTTGAGCCCAATCATTCCAACTCCATCCAGGATACTTATTTTTAACTTCCTTTCTTACTTCATCAAATACCCAGCAATCATTCCATTCTTTCATTGTGAAAATTCTAGCTGTATCATATGCGTTTTGAAATTCTTTTAAAAAAATATTTGTGATAGAATTTTTTAAATTCATAGCATATAATCCGCACTCAGTGAATTTATTTGGTCTGCCTAAAAAACACAAGTCACCACTATTGATCATACTATCTATAAAATCATGCTGTATAGGACTGTGACAAAAAGTGTCAGCATCCATCCAAAATAGCACATCAGCATCACAGTTAACACCTGTGTGACAAACAGCATAAACTTTATGACTGAATCTAATAGCGTCCCAACGAAATCCAATGCCAGGCTGTTTGCCTCTGCGATCCGCAGGTCCTGTGGCCAATTTACCCACAGCTTTTGGATCATTTTTCCAACGCTCTTTGAATGCTGCCAATGCTGGAATGGTTGCATGTAGATCTCTTACCACAACATTTGCAGCTGATTCTTTCACTGTGCAATCTTCTGCATACACATACAGTGTGATATCTATGGGCCAGTTTTGAATGAATGATTGTATCATTCTACTGCCATACTTGTCATATCCAGATTGATTGAATGTGGTAACCACTGCTTTTTTTTGCATTATTTTTGTAATCGTTTGATATCAGCTGCCACCATCATGCTGACCAAGGTTTTAAAATCTGTTTTGCGTTGCCAGCCTAATATTTTTTCTGCTTTGGTGGCATCACCACACAGTCTATGTAGTTCTGCAGGTCTTTTGAATTTGGGATCACTTTCCACATATTGTTGCCAGTCTGTGATGCCCACACTGTCAAATGCCAATTGTAGGAATTCTTTGATGCTGTGTTGCTCTCCAGTGGCTATCACATAGTCTCCTGGTTCTGGTTGTTGCAGCATCTGCCACATGGCTTCCACATAATCTCCAGCAAAACCCCAGTCTCTTTGTGATTCTAGATTGCCTAAAACGATTTTATTCTCCAGTCCTAATTTTATTTTTGCTACTCCGTCAGTAATTTTTCTTGTAACAAATTCTTTGCCTCTGATGGGAGATTCATGGTTAAACAATATGCCTGTGGAAGCATGCAAACTGTAACTTTCACGAAAATTTATGGTGATCCAATGTGCATACAGTTTGGCCACTCCATAAGGTGATCTAGGATGAAATGGAGTGTGTTCATCCTGTTTGATGGTTCCTATGCCATTGCCATACATTTCACTGGTGCTGGCTTGATAAAATTTAGTGCTTGGGTTATGATGTTTAATAGCGTTTAATATGTTCAACACTCCCACAGCATTTACCTCAGTGGTGACCTTGTTAAGATCCCAACTGGCTCCCACAAAACTTTGAGCAGCAAGATTGTAAAACTCATTTGGTCGTAACGTTTTTATCAAATGGTTCATGCTGTTATCGTCAGTGATATCACCTGTGATCAATTCAATATCGTTTTCAATGCCTAAGAATTTAATATTTTCCAAATTGGGACTGGAATATCTTTTGACCAATCCAATCACGTGATATCCTTTTTCCAATAATAGTTTTGCTAGATAAGGACCATCCTGTCCAGTCATTCCAGTTACAAACGCAATTTTTTTCATAAAACTCCTAATTTATTTTAAGCATGTTGGCCAAATATTTTTTCCAAACATCACTATGTTCACAATCCCTGTATTCTTTGAACCAAGGGCCACCTTCTGTGTAATGCAACACTTTTGGAGCGCCGTCTTTGGGTTCTTTGTACCAACCCA